TATCACTTGAATAAACAAGAATATCGGTCATTTCTGGTGCGGTTTCTATTGGCTGCCAATCAATCATCACTCAGTCTCCATCTTTCGTGCTTTTAGCATTGCATCAGCGATTTCATAAGCACGTTTAGCTTGATGCCACACGTCAGCGTTAGTTTTGAAAGATGTAAGTGCTGCCATGGCAAAGCGATCACGCATAGTTTCGTGATGTTCTTGAATTTGTGGTTTAGTAATATTGGTAATATTGTTCCACAGAGATGATTCCAGTTCCTCAATGCGATTAGCGGCTTCGTCAAATAAATCAGAACTTAATGTGAAATTTTGATTTTTTGGATCACGAATCCATTGTTCAAAATTACGCAGCCGTTTAACGATTAATTCTTTACTCATAGTCCTTCACCTTCATAAACATTTAACTCAACTTTCACGCAAGCGAGGCGACCACCACCACGATCATGAAAATCTGCACGACCACAAGAACGATAATGGACATCAGCAAAGTATTTTGTCGAATGAATAGATGTGCAGTCTTCGTATACATTGATCCAAACAGTTTTCTTAATTCGTGGTTTTACTTCAATGAGATCATTAACATCTGGCGCATTTAACAACACTTTACCAGTCTCCTCATCCCACTGATGCGAATACCAATCAATACCTAGTTTAACCCAGCCATAAACAATGCCACGATCAATATGGCTCAACTTAATCTCATCATTGCGTTTGTTGGTGTATTTCTTTTCTAAATCAATCATCTGTATTTTCCTGATTTATAATATGAACATTATAATCTTTATCTTCTCTGATATGCCCATTGATAATGCTAAGATACAGTCGTATTTCCTCCTGCCTTTCAGGAGTAATGCCGTCAGTATTCAAATCACTTAGGATATTTTCAAACAATTCAGCGCATCTAAACAATGCACGAACAACGTTTTCATAATCTTTTCGTGGATAGGATTGATAAAACAACTCATCAAGTTTGTTCTGTATATCTCTATAATCATTCCATATCTGTTGATTTGCAGCAGTGCGAAACATACTAATCTCCTAATAAATATACTGTCAATATAATATAGACTAAATATCAGACTGGGTAAAGCGGAACTGGCGGTTTGCCCCAATTTTTCTTACTAGCTTCTAATTCTTCAGCAAGTTCGGTTGGCCTTTGCAATAGCCCAGTTTGTCTAATGTGGCTCATAGCAATACTGACTGTATCGACCAAATCATCATGTGCGCCCTTGGGGAATGATGAGACTTGCTCAATTACCTCAGTGCTCCATGACATCTCAGGTGCAAATACCAGTCCCTCCGCAAATAGATGCTGGACGGCATATAGGCGGCTTACCTTATCTTTGCCCTTACCCTTGTAATCTACGAGCTGGACGGCAAACTCCTCCGCTCCATAGACACGCCGAAGCTCCTGCGACACGCTTATACCTGCTGCTTTAGCCTCAATAAGCAGTTTATCTACATTAAATTGCTTGGCTGTCTTTTGTACTTTCTCTACTAAATCGTGGAACTGCAACCGAGCTTGCCATGCGCCGATTAGCATAACTCGTGGCGACATCTGACCATAGCTACGCTCGACCTGCATTGTCCTACCATCTTCGCCAATAATACGAGATGATTTGGCTGTTATGTCATGCTCAAAGACGCCCCAAATAGACATAGCCGAGAAGTCATTTTCTTCCTTTTCCGTATATGCCGTATCCAAGGCTGCCACAATATAAGAAAACGGAGGGTATTCTGATGCTTCCCATAACTTCCACCAATCGCTGTCAATGATACCACCGCCCTTTGGAACGGGTAACTGCTGCAACTGACCAGCGGCAGCAAATGGGCCGAGGTTAGTCTCAAGGTTCTTAACTTCTTCCTCCCCGAAGCGTTCAGGCCAGAGCAACTCACCCTCTTGAGTTCTCCAGTCTGACCAACCAATACTAGTTGTATAGCTTCGGGAAGGACTGAAACGCATCGGCAAGCACAGATGCGTCCATTCTTCAAAGTTCTTACTCATCAAATAACCCGTCAGATCACGCTCCGACAGTCTTTGCTGAATAACGACATAAGCGCCAGTCTTGGCATTGTTAAGGCGAGTTGATAAAGCGCCTGTCCACCACTCGATCGTGCTTTCAATCGTAGCATCAGAATAAGCTTCCTGCGCCGCATTAGGATCGTCAACGATAATAATATTACCGCCTTCACCCGTAAGAGCCGAGCCAACAGACGTTGCCAGCCTAGACCCCTTCTTGTTGTTATCGAACCTGCCTTTTGCTGCTTGGTCAGGCATAAGCTGGAAGCGATCACTCCAATGCTTCTGATACCATTCGCTGGTAATCAATCGCCGCATCTTCAAATTATCACGCAAGCTCAATTGTTGCGCAAACGATGCCGTTAGGAATTGAACGCCTGGTCCCGATGTATCCGACAACTGGCTTTGCGCCCATGTCCATGCAGGCCATGCCACACTTGTTAAGCTGGACTTAGCACAGCGTGGGGGAATGTTGATGACTAGTTTCTTAATCTGACCATCAGTCACAGCCATCAGATGCTCGGCAACCGCCTCAATGCAATTCCCATCCACGAAAGGCGAGCTGTCGATATACTTCCACGCCTTAGTCAGAAACTCATAAAGGCTTTCTTCACAGTCTTCCTTCTCGATCTCCTGCAAAGTTTGATCGGGGTATTCCGTAATCAGCGTCTTTATGTAGCTGTCAAGGTCTAGCATCGTTAATTTGCCGTTTCTTTGGCAGGGTGCAGAACTTCTCACCGCTTGCCTTATCCATCCAGATTTCTAATGTCAGTCCATATTGATGTCGTGGATCATCTGTAAATAACAAGTCGCCGTTGGGCATTTCATAGGCATAGCCAGCATCGCTGTCATACTCTGGACGCTTGAGCCAGCCAAACGTATGATAGCTGGCCTTTGACAGGAATACGGCATCATTCTTCTTCATCGTCATCTTCATTTCCTGCCCCAACCTTAGCCGACATAATTAGTTCTTTAAGCATTGCTCGTTGATCGGCATCGAACTTCTTAACGTCTATTTTGAATGTCCCCTCAATAGGCCCACCATTAGCGCCAGTTATTTCGGTCTTATTAGTCTCAGACCAACGGCCCCGTGTTTTCATCCAGAATATAGCAGCGGGAACAGCTCCCGGCTTATTGCTTGTTGCTATACTGTAAAGGTTAGAAGCCACAGCCATGTTAGCCATGTCCGTTCCAGTATCTAACTCGTCACGGAAATGCTTCCGAAGCGTCTCGTCAGAAACGCCAATGATCTTACCAATATTAATTTGCTGGATGCCCATACCTGCCATCATCCGAACTTGCTTTCGCTGTTGCTCGGTTGGCTGGAATGGAGCTGGGCCTCTTTTACCCTTCTTTACCTTGTCGTTCATTTTTCATCTCATTAAACGTTCTGCCATCACCATCTAGAATGGCTTCCTGCCCTGTGAAGTCTTGCCACCGCTTAACAATAACATCTACATATCTAGGGTCAAGCTCCATTAAATAAGCGTAACGACCATTTTTTTGCGCTGCAATAAGTGTTGTTCCAGAACCACCAAAGCTATCCAATACAATATCTCCACCCTTTGTATTGTTTAGCATTTGATATTCAAACAAAGCAACGGGTTTCATCGTAGGATGTTCACCATTGCGAGATGGTTTATCAAACTCAAGAAGCGTCGTTTGTTTTCTATCGGCTGCCCACAAATGTGAAGAACCTTCTTTCCAACCATATAGGCAAGGCTCATGCTTCCATTGATAATCTTGACGCCCCATAACCATAGTGGACTTAGCCCAAATTAAACATTGTCGAATTTTCCACCCAGCATCAAAGCAAGCTCCTCGGAAATTATATCCTTCACTATCAGCGTGCCAAATATAAAAAACAGCTCCAGCTTTCATAACTGTATCAGCAGCCACAAAAGCATCTCTAAGGAATTGTCTAAAACTTTCGTTGCTCATTGAGTCATTTTTAATTGTTAAGGCATCTTTAGTTTTACCTTCATAAGCAACATTATATGGAGGGTCAGTTAACCACATATCAACTAGACAATTATCCGTTAATCTTTGAATATGATCTATACTTGTACTATCACCACAAAGTAGGCGGTTTTTACCCATTATCCAAAGATCGCCTTGGACAGACACGGGGTTTTCAGGCGCTTCAGGCACTTCGTCTGGGTCGGTCAATCCCTCGGTCTTATCAGCCAGCAATCCCTCAAGCACCTTGCCGTCAAAGCCAATAAGGTCAAGGTTGAAGTCCATACCTGCCAAATCTTTAAGCTCAACCGAAAGCAGGTCATTATCCCAGCCAGCGTTCATAGCCAGTTGGTTATCCGCCAAAACATAAGCCTTCTTTTGCGCCTCAGTCCAGCCAGTCGCCGTCATTACAGGCACTTCCTTTAGACCAAGTTGACGAGCAGCCATCACACGCCCATGCCCAGCAATGATTTGCCCTGTCTCATCGACCAGCACAGGCGATGTCCAACCCCATTCCTTGATAGACGCCGCAATCTGAGCCACCTGAGCATCGCTATGGGTTCTAGCGTTCCTTGCGTAAGGTATTAGTTTATCAATAGAAATTCGTTCAACCTTATCAGCAGGCCATTTTTCTTTTATAGACCCAATAGTTTTATCTGAGCTTGGCATTATATTTAATTCCTCTGTAATTACATTTAAATCGGAAGTACTGGTTCACCTACGCCATTATACAGCATTAATACGCAGTAAATACCATGATGACAGGGTAATTCACTAATTACCGACCAATTTAATTCTAGGTATTTTTGTATATTGTTATGCTGCACATATTTATACCAGCTTATTTCAGGCATATTATCTGACCTGCTTATAGACATTAGCCTTTTTGATCTAAAGCCAACCATAATATTACCTATTTAATTCAAGTCGCTCCATATTGCCAAGCAAATGCAATATATTGCACAAAGGATTAATATACTTCCGTCAATACGGGGATTTATAACGAGAGCTATACCACCCCAGATGAACGCCACCCCCGACGCCGCCATCATCATTAGGCTCAGTAGATGCTTGTCTGTCTTCAGTCTCATATCTATTTATCCTATCTATAACTGCCTCAGCTTGCCCTGAGCAGAATATGCAAGCCCTATCACATATCGAACTATCTTCCCCTCCCAGCGAATATCCGCAAAGGGTCAATGCTATTTCTTCTATAAGTGTATCCGATTTGTCAACCATATCTTTACCCCGATTGATACTATAGCACACAACTTATTGAAAATTAATTACAAAAAAAATTATCAACAAATGATAAAATATCGCTTGTCTGGGGACAAATTGTCCTATATAAAAACACTTATGGCACTGATTTGCCACATTATATGGAGATAAAAATGCTTAGTCTTAACAAATTTTACCCTCTTAACTGGAACAAACCTTCAATCACATTTGGCAATTCATGCGAATGGGGTACGATCTGCTTATCTATTTACGAAAGCATTAACAGCGATAATATTGACGAGCTGGAAGCCACTGACCGCATCCATTTTAGAGAATTGGAGACAGAGGATGGCAGCGATTATGTGGAAGGGGTATATCTTGACAATAAGCTAATTGGCTCATGGTCATACCCATTTGCGCATAATCCAGAATTATACAAAGAAATTAAAATAAGCGTTTGACAGGGGACAAAATGTCCTATATATATAAATACATCAGCAACGAGCTGACATTATATGGAGATGACAATGCTTAACAATTACAACTCAGTTGACCGCTACTTCATCCTCAAGGACGAAATTGCAGCCCTCACCAAAGAGCTTGATGCACTCAAGGCAGAGTTTGTAGCTTCTGGCATGGAAACCATCGAAGGTTCAATTGCCACAGTCACAGTAAAACTTGCAGAGCGTACAACTTTTGACGGCGCAGAAGCTAAAAAGCTTTTGACCGACGAACAGATCGCTAAATGCTCAAAGACATCTTTGATCACTAGCGTCACAATCAAAGCTAACGCAAAAGTAATCAAGTCAATGGTGGAGGCGTAAGCCTCCCCCTAAGGGGGTTAACATGGAAATAATTATGTTTGGATTGGTTCCCTTTTTAATTATAATTATGGTGGAGATGAAAAATGGATAAAGAATTAGAAATGCTTAAAGCTAAAATTAAATCTCTTGAAACTCATAACGCAAATTTGATTCAAGCACTTGATCTTGCAATAGAATATTTAGAAGACAGAGCAGACATTTTATTTGATACCGATGAAAACGGAAGCCCGATACCTAATAAAGAATTATCATTATTAAGCGAATTACAACAAGCATTACATGGAGAATAATACAATGATGACACCTAAATTAGCCAAACTCATGCTACAGCACATGGGCTATATACCTGACGATAAAAAACCATGTAGTGAGGTAAATCCTGAACTTTGGCAGCTATATTGTGCTGCCAAAAACAGGCCCAGTTTCGTAGCTGCGCCTTGGTGGACAGAAGCAGATGTTGTGCAAGCCTGTGATCGTCTTATCAAAACAATGGAAGAAAATAATGAACCTATCTACTAATATAGTCGAACAATTTATATTTGCTACAGGTTGCACTAGCGCAGATGTGGCACACTACTTTGACGTATCAGTACGGCAAGTAACACGTTGGAGAACTAATAGGTCTAAAATACCATTTATTGTGAGTCACCTCTTAGAGATTTTTTTATCAGGTGATTTCAAGAAAATAGAAAAAGACGCTAAATTAGAATTTCCTATGCTTTAGCTTTTAACTTCCAAGGACGCAAATTCTCTTGCGGTACAAACCAAGCGGGTGGGCGTCCTTGTGGCGTATCTAAATACCCATCCTTCATAGCTTCATG